TGTCGCATTATAGCCGTACACAAGGAAGTTGCCCGTTATAACGTAGACATTCTCATTCGTGCCGACTGTAACACCCGCATCCGCATCATCTGTCCTGATCGTCAGCCCCGTGATGCTCTCCGAGTTCCAATCTTCAAAACTAGGTGTACCGATATAATGTGATCTCGATATCGGGTCAACATCATGGTTCACGTCCTGCGGGTAAAGGTCATTTGCGGGATAAAGTGTATCTGACGGGAACAAGCCTGCATCGAGGTTTTCCGACAGCACTACATATTTGAACTTACCCTCATTGCTTATCTGTCCGAAACAGCCTTCCAGTTCACATATCGCCTTGATTACGTCTGCGCCGCTCAACGTCTCGGGTTCAATCGTCCGCTTGATAACAAGGTTGTCATTCGGAAGGCTGATTGTTTCCTGTGTCAGACCGAAGTAAGCCGTAAACGCAAATCGCATCTGACCGAGGGTAACCGTACTATTGCTATTCGGCAATAAGCTGTTATACCATCCCGCTACATCGGCATTCAGAATGTCATACAACGCATCGTAAGCCGTTATAGTGCGCTTTGTCCTGTCAGCCGATAATTTATCCTCGTCCACCTTATAAACGCCGATTTGAAGCATTTTAGACGCGTCCGAATCGGGTATCAGATAAACCTTTAACGTCTTACCCTTTAAGGTGGGGATATTGTCATGGATTACGAACGTAACCGAACTAGCTTCGCACGTACCGAACGTCAACTGACTAGCCGAACACAAACTCTGTTTCAGTTCAAACGCTTCGGATTCAAGTAAATCGTTCGTGATCGTAACTGTCGCGCCCGTCACGGTGTAATTTGTGCCGCTTACCGTCACCGTTCCATCGGTGATAAGTAGGTCTTTCTGTGCCGCAAATGCGGGATTGTCATAATTGTAAGGAATCAAACCCTCTCACCCCCTTACATTGCCTTGTCAGACGCATAGCCGATAAATGCGATTCTTATGGGGTCATACCTCAACTGGTTGTTATCGGCATAGCGTATTGTTATCGGGATATCAGGAACGTAGCAGTAATCCTCTTTGTATTCCCCTAGTTCGGGTATCCAAGCCGTAACAAGACACGTCTTTGCCTGTTTACCGTTCCACAAGGTTGTTGTTCCAAGATACTGCGCCTGAATGTTCGACATAAGTGTTCGAAATTCGGATTCACTTATATCGGGTGTCTCAAACTCAACCTTCATCGGGTGTCTTAACTGAACCGAATCCCTATGAGCCGTGGAATTAGCGTCTCGGTAGCTATCAACATCCGTGGTACTCCATAGCCCCTGAAATGTTTCATATTTGATGTATTTAAGGGGGATAGTATATGTACCCACCTTTACTAAATACCCCTGATAAGCCATAACTCTATCCCCCTATTCTTTATATTGTGGACGGCATTCCTGTTCGCTTTGAAAAGGCATTTGACTTCTTTTTGATAGCGATATAAAGATCGTCCATCGTGGCGGGTTCGTATCCGTTCATGCCGCCGCCGTTCTCCTGTAACGCTCTCGACATTCCCATGTACGCCGCTTTGTAAATCGCATCGGTCATTTGTCCTGTGTTTGCTACCGCGGAAGTAGAACCGATGTTACCAACAAACTCTGCTCCGGCTTCTCCGGCGTAGAATAATGTTCCCTGACTATGAACGCCGCCCATCGCGTCACCCACGATCTGTTTCTTTAGCCATCTATAACCCTGTCCAAAGATACTACTGCTTACGTCCTCTGAGAAATCATTCCAAAACCGCTTTGTATCATCCCATGTATCTGTTAAAACGTCTGTAATTGCATTCCAAACATTACCAGCTTTCTCTTTCGTGTTCTGCACAGGATCTTTACTTAAATCCTCTGTAACAGCATCGATAACACTAGGGAAAGGATTAAGCTGTATCTCGGTCTTGGTTACTGGAGTAGTAACCGTTGTCGAATCAGGGTTCATATCTTCGCGGAGCTTATCAAGTTTACTCTTAACCCAGTTTGCTTTTTCTTCCACGGCTGGTACAATAGTGTCCTTCCACCAATCTTCGATATTCTTCCACGCATCTTTTAAGCCGTCCAAGATAGTATCCCAGTTAGGAATAATCTCTTTCGCTACCATAAGTCCGCTAGCAACAAGTAATCCAATACCTAACGGAACATTTGCGCCTGAGAAAAGAAGTACCGCACCTATCGCGCCCGTAGCTCCGGCAACAACTCCTTCAATCAGCGGGAGTTTTTCGTCAAGTGTCTGCTTTATATTATCCCAGTTCTGTACTGCATTCTTCGCAAGTCCTACAGCACCTACCGCCATCATTCCAATACCAAGCGGAAGATTCGCGCCGCTGAATGCCAGCACACCACCGACAGCTAACAATGCCGCACTTATGATCGTGGTAAGCCGCGTTAGTTTCGTCTTGGTTTTCTTGTTCAGGCTATTCCAGTTCAAATCTTTCTGACCTTCAAGGAGTGTTGCCCCACCAACAGCCATTAAGCCGATACCAAGAGGAAGATTAGCACCACTAAACGCAAGCACCGCACCAATGCCAAGCAAGAAGCCACCAAGCATCGTTTCGATAAGACCTATCTTACCTTCAAGCGTAGATCCTAACGTATCCCATCTTTCCTTGATTGCTTTGCTCGCCATAAATCCACCAGCCACAAGTAAGCCAAGTCCAAGAGGGATATTCGCGCCACTAAACAGAAGTACCGCTCCAACACCTACCATAAATCCGGCAAGTGCAAGCTCTATAGCTTTAACTGATTCAATAACTTTTTCTTTAAGCGCATTCCATTGCTCGCCAACTTTTAATAAACCGTCACTAACAGATACTTCTTTATACAGCTTGGAATAGTCTATTTCATCATCCTTGCCGCTTGTCTGAGTAGTCAGATTGTTCAGCTCGTCCAGTCCAAGTAACTGTTGTTTGTACTTCTTCACATTGTCTGTGGCTTCTGCCCATTCCTGTGCTACATACTGTGCCTGTAAATAGGTTTTCTCACCATTCAAAGCCGCGAACAATTCAGTAAGTCTCTCGGATGCCTGTCTGACTTTTTCGATAAGCCAATTTACAGCCGGAGCTATGAACTGCTTAAACTCACCCCAAAACGCACCGAGCTGATTTGTCATTTGCGCCACTACAGACTTCAAATGATCAAGCGTTTCAGCTAACCGGGTAAAGGTTTCGCTTTGTTTGCTATACATATAAGCATTCTTCAATCCTTCTTCGAATGCCTGTGCAATCGCCTTTAGAGCTGAACGGATTGCGCGATACAGAGCTATACGTCCGATAGCTTTTAAGAATTTACCTGAGAAGATATGCGCTTCACGTAATCTCTTGGTTGTATCTTTCAGTTCTTTGCTCAGGGAATTGACACCCTTCGAAGAACGACTCGCGAACACTCCCATATCACGTAAGGCTTTGTTGTGTTCTTTTAATTCCTGTGCGGCTATGATCTTGTTGAACACGCCGCTGTCACGGAGAAATGAACTTGCCTTATTGTTCGCAGAAAGAGCATCCGGCGATCCTGACGCGGTAGCCCCCGCGTTACTCGAAGCTGTAGAATTGATGATACCTAACGCCTTATTAACGTCCTTAACGCTGGAAGTAACCGCCTTACCAACGTTTATACCCTTCGCGCTCTTTACGGCACTTGCATACTTGTGTAATGCACTCGCCATATCGTTAAGTTTCTTTACGCCGGAAGTGTTAATGTTTTGAAGGGCATTGTTGAGATCGTTGATGCTCCTAGATATTCTCTGTGTCGGAGCTACGCCGTTCTTGTCAACGCCTGATAAGGCACTCTTGACCCTTCTGAGCGCACTAGCCAAGCTATCTAAAGACTTCGTTGCACTCTGCGCATTAGCCGATATTTTGACTTGTAACGTATCAATAGTAGCATTAGCCATTGTTCATTACCTCAATACTGTCCTTGTTCTACCCATGCAAGGGTACGTTGTTTGTTTTTCTCTACTGCCGCTCTCTGCTCTCCAGCTGTAAGCGGTATTGGCTCGGAAGGATAGTCTTTCGGCTTAGATCCTTTACCCGTAAAGCCGTAGATAATATTCTCGGCTACTACCTTGATTGCTCTAAGGTTATAACCACCTTGTACCCACATTTCCTGATTCCTTAACTGCATTTTCATTTCATGGGCTTCTCGATATGACTTTACTAATCTAGGGTCGCCATCCCAAAACAATTCATACGGCATACCAATAGCCAAATAATACGGAAACGCACTCAGGAATACTTCTGTTAAGGACGGTGCAGTTTGAAGATCTTCTTCCTCAATTAAAGCTCCACCGTCATTGTCGCGTTTTTTGCCGATTCCTCCGTCTGTACAAGAGTATTCAGGGGAACAGCGTAAAGCTCAATCAGTCGTTCAAGCATCTTCTCCGGCAGACCGCATAACTTCTCATACATGATCTTATCTGTATCAGCTTTGGTCTTTTCAGGATGGTGCATACGAAACGCATAAAAGAAAAGCTCCTCGATCAGCGTCATATTAACGCCGCTTTTCTCGATATCAGAGATATTAAAACCTCTCGATTCTGCAAATTTGATGCTTGTTCTGTTGAACTCCAGCACGAAGCAATCACCCGTCTTTTCGTCTCTTAAAATAATGGGCTTTACGCTCTCAATGCTGGGAACTGCTACAACATCAGTCGTTTTCTTTGTTGCCATAATTTAATCCCTCCATGTAGGTTTAGTTATTATAAAAACAGAGTAATCAGGCGCACATGGACGCTTGAAAAGGTGGCGAACCTCTGTCCTCTGTTTTCAACGTGATATATTGTTCTTACGAAGCTGTGCAAGTAACTACAACCTTGCAAGAATCGCCGTTGCTATCCTCAATGGTAAGTACCGATGTACCAGCCGCAACACCTGAGATAGTAACTGTGCCGGAGCTTTCGGTAGCCGTAGCAACAGCGGGGTTAGATGATACGATCTTAACTGTGCCTACTGCATTTGTAAGCGTAACAGTCGTGGTCGCATTCTTAACCACGCTTGCGGTAGTAGCGGAAGGAGTAATCTGTGCGGAATGAGGAAGCCAGCCGCCTAATTCCTCGAATACAACACTTGCCGCAATAGTCGATGCGCTGTTGCCCTGAATACCGCTGTTGCCGATCTGCTTGGGTGTGCCGCAGAAGTAAAAGCTGTTGCTTGCGTTCGGGTAGCAATACTCCCACCATAAACGCAGTCCGCTGTCTTTCTTTGTCTCGGCTTCTGCAACGAGGGTGTTCCAGTCTGCGATAGCCGCATCAGTATGATTCAGGGTGAATGTCTTTTCTCCACCGGGATCCTGTCTGCCGGGAACGTAACGGGTGATCTTATCCATGATGTTTGATACATCGATGGTTTCAAGCGAAAGCGCAATTTCAGGAGCTTCGGTTACGTCTGCAAGGGTCTTAAAGCCCTGACTAGGCATCTGTCCAGCCGTTGATTCGAACGCCACCTTCACGCGCGCGCCAACCGTAATAATTTCGTTCATGCTCGTTTTCCTCCTACTTTTATTAGTAAAACTGTATTACCTTATTGAATCTTAAAACGTATCTGAAAATTGTACGGTCTACGTTGTCGGTAGGGTTACTGAATGTCTGCTCAAAACCCATAGCATTCATTTCCCTAGCAACAATCTCACGTATCTGTTTACATTGAGTTTTCTTGCCGGATGTAAGATTGCTATAAATCTCAGCCGTGTACATCAGCTCTGCCGATTTCGGGGTATCGTTTAAAAGTGCTTTCGTACCCGCGATCCGCGAATTATCATCCTCGATTAAGATTACTGCGGGGAACTTTGACATAGTAGCCAATCGCTCACCATATACTTGTATTCCAGTAACCTCGTTTCGCAACGTCTGTGCTACTCTGTTGAACACTTCATTCTCAATATCAATCATGTGTGGAATAACCCCCTTGCCATGCTCGGTATCTTTTCCCTAGTAGCCCATGCAGAATAGTACATAAACATCGTTGCCGGAATACCGTATGTATGTCGCCGTCTGCCGTTTTCATCGTAGTACCACCAGCCCCACAAACTAGAACCTTTACCGTCACCAAAAGTTCCCAGTCCTGACATCCCCAGTTCTACAGCTTTGGGATGCAGATACTCGCCGGGGGTAGCGTGGTTTGCGACAACGCCCGTTCCAAACTCTAACCACACAGCCGCTCCACTTACGATCATTCGCGTTGAAAAGCCGTACTTAAACTCACGAACATCGTCCAGCCGTAATGAATCAAAGGTTTCTCCTGTCTCAACATGATTTATCAGCTGATTCTCGGCATTTTCCTTCAAGTCTTTAGCTATGTTCTCGGTCAATATACGGGTTTTTGTTTGAAGATCGTTCTTGTATAGCTCAACTCTGTGGATAGCGTTTTCTAACGATTTCTCGTTTAATACAAGATCAAGGGTCATGTAACGGTCACTTCCCTTATTGCATAGGTAACTGAATTGATTGATCTTGCCACGGAAGTCACAACATAATTGTGCGACTGGGCGACTTCGGTTTCACCTACCATTACAGTAGGCGTTATACCTACCCAAAGCCGTGTTGTTTCCGAAATGGGGCAACTCATATCATTCGTTACCATAGTCTTTGAATAATTGGCGTTGATGCCGAACTGCTCAACATCAGCCGTACCTCGCGCCGCACTCACGTTTATGCGGTATTCCACAGGCTCACTATAGTCCATAGTGTATTCGCCTGATTCATTGCCGTAATCGTCCTTTATAGGCGTTTTAACGTCATACAACGCGTAGTAAATGGTTTGTTTGTTTCGACATAACGAACGCATTCCGTCACCCCCTTATACAAGCTGGAAAACGTTTGCATGAATGTATTCGATCATGTCCGTATGCTTGAATGTACGATTGATACCATTTTCGTTGTGGATCTTCTCACCCTCTGCTCCGCGCTTGCTAAAGCCGACAACAACAGCTTCAACTTGCGTCATTTCATACCGGGTAGGAACATCCGTAACATCATCGGGGATGCCCCCGCGCTTGTTTATGTACATCCAATTCAGTATCTCGCACTTCGCAAAATTGAGGTAAACGAGCAATTCCGAATCACAGGACGTGTCAGTAAGCGGAATATCCAGCTTTATCTTAACGATTTGAAGTTTTTCCTCGTTGGTCATTGCCCGTTTCCCCCTCAATTTCTGTTTCTGTTTCGCCTGTTAGTCCTACGCGATACTGTAGTATTTTCTGCGGGTAATTCCTTTTCTTCGGTTTCGTTTTCGTCCTCAACCTTTGAGGTATCAGGCTTTACAACCTCATCCTCAAAATCGGGGAAAATAGCTTCCTGAATCAACATAATCTAGCCCTCCATAATGGAGGGTGCTAATTCGTTCAGCACCCCCCGTAAAAGTGTCTTAGCCGAGGTAACGAGCCGCAAGAGCGGGATTGATAACCTTGTAAGCGTAAAGCACATCCATAGACAGCTTTTCGGTCTTGGTGTCGCGGTCATACGCCTTAACAACACGGAGCGAATACTTTCCATCGTTGGTGGTGTATGAAGGAACTGCTTCGGGTGCATGAAGCGGTCTTGTAACGAACGCGATAGCGGTCTTGTGGAAGATCAGGTTGTTTGTGGTCTTGGTGCTGACAAGGGTAATAGCCGCATTGTCAGCCGCATTTGCCTGTAATGCGGGGCAGATAACAAGATCCTGATCAGCAGATGCAAGTGCGCCGCCGGATACAACGGTGTACTTTGTGTTGTCGCCAGCAATGGTGAACATATCACCAGCCGCAAGAGCGGTAGTTACGCCGTCAACATGAAGGGCGGTAGAACCCTTTGTAGCCGCACCGTCAACAAGAACAGTACCAGCACCAGCAAGCTCATGACCCTCGATTGCCTGTGTCATGAAGTTCTGTAAGCCGTAAATGCTACCGATCTGACCCTCACGAAGTGTCTCATTCCAGCCGGATTCGTTTACCTTGAACAGATTCGAAAGCTCGGTGAACTTCGCATCTGCTTCAACATCCCATACAGCGTATCTGTCGGTCATGGGAGCTTTTGCTTTGTTCAGGAACTTACGAGCCGCTGAGAAGTCAGACATAGCCGAAGGTGTAGTTCCGGCAGTACCGATAAGGTTGGGAATGTTAATGTACTGGTCGATACCAGCCTTATTGATCTTCTGTGCAAGAGCAACAGCGGCGGGTTCGATGAACTCTCTGCGGAACTTTTCCTCGCTCCAGTTTACAGCCGCTTCAAGGGCATTGATCGATACATCAACGGTAGCGATCTTGTCCAGCTTAACATCAACTGAACTCTCTTTGATATCCTGATCAGTAACGGTGCTACCTACAGTGAAGTCCTGTGCTTCAAGCTCAACGGGCTTCTTAACCTGAATGGTGTCGCCAAGATCAGCAAAAGTGTCATTGAAATCGCTCCATGCCAGCTCCGGCAGAACGAGATTTTCTACAAGACGGGGAAGTGTCTGTCTTGCAATGTTCTTAATGGTAATAAAAGTATTACTCATTGCGTTTTCCTCCTAATAAGTTATTTTTTGCTACGAATTGCCCGGTAATACTCCTCGTCTGTCATATTGTCATAGTCAGTAACCGAAGGAGTTTGACCTGTGGATAAAGTAGGCTGTTTATTCAACAGCTCGGCTTCAATCGTTTTCTTCTGTGATTCGATAAAAGCCTTCTGATTGGCGAAGAAATCATCACCGATCCCATCAGGTAACTGCGAAGCCATTGTTGTTGCGGTCGCAAGATCATAGCCGCACTCTAATAGCTTTGACTTGTAGCTGTTGATACGGCTTTCGGTACGGTACTTCTCCAGTTCAGCGTCTTTAGCCGCTTCACGTTCAGCTCTCTCCGCTTCCATGCGTTCCTGTTCGGTCTGCTTTTCGCGGAGCTGTTTCTTGAAGTTTGCCGCTTCCGCACAAGCCTTATCTGTTGCGTCCTTCCATTTCTTCTGCTCGTTGAGCATCTTTTCGTACTCAGCCTTGTAATCTACTTCGGGAGTAGTGGGCTGGGTATCTTCTGTTACCTGTGTAGCTCCTGTTGTTTTGTTTTCTTCTGCCATTGTGTAATACTCCTTTGCGTTGTTTTTACGATAGTTCTCTCTATCGCGCCGTTTTGTTTACTATGCGTTATATTTGAGTGCTTTCTCTAGCACTATCTATGGAATAAGTCAGCCAGCATCGACAACCTATGTCGTCTGCCGCCGCATTAAACCCACCGGGATATAAACCGCTATTGCCGAGGATCGTACTATATTCCTCTCCTAGCGGCTTTGTGACACCATCAAGATAAAAATGCGAATCTCTTACTCGATCATCACCCATCGTGTGCCACGTCTTACTTGTTGCCCCCAGTTTTGTCGCGGTTTCAAAAGCCGAGGTATTGTAAACACGCTCTCGCTCGTTCTCTGCCAGCCGGATAATTGCATCGTAATCTTCGAGATATAACCACTCGTCTACCCGTTCATCAAATGTTTCTCCGGCAACATCGGCATATATCACTTCTTCCATGCGGTCTACGTCAAAATCCACGCTACCGCCAAGCTGTGATGCAACATCAGCCATGCCATCAGCAAAAGCTAATATGAGCCAATCAAGAAGCAGTTCTTTTACTTTGCTTGCATCCCCCGCGTAACGCCGTATATCGGTCTGTAACGCGTTTAATTCATCAAGCCGTAACAACATTAGGCATCACCGCCATCATCCGAATTAGGGGCATCCTGTTCGTTTCTAGGGGCATTAACTGTAGTATCAACTTCTCTCCACTTTGCTTCGATGTATTCTCTGCTGACTTCCACATCAGTAAGCGGATCATTTGACAGACCCGAACGCTCAAAAGCAAGTGCCGGAGAGAAACCAAGCTCTTTCATGTTCATAGCCGCCTGTGTCTTGACAAGCAGATTCGAAAGATCGTTACGTGTAATCTTTAACTCAAACTCTGACGGCTTGATCTCAAAACCGTTCTTTCTTCGTAATATAGAAAGTGATACTTCGTCAAAATAAGCATTGGAGCGTTTGAACTCGTCCTCGGTATTCCTTGCATGAGTATCAGCCATAGCCCAGCCGCTACGAAGATATACCGATCCGACATTATCAGAGGTACTTCCACCATCCCTGATAGAACTGGGTACACCAGCCTTATCAAGCATCTGTTCGTAGAGATCATCGAGCGTGGTCTGTGTCTGTGACTGGTCAAGCTGTTCAGTCATTACCTTTACGTCTGCCTTGTTCTCACCAACACTCTTTAGCTGTATCAATCCAGCCTGACGGATCGTATTCGCTGTAGTACCTTCTTCCAATTCGCAGTTATAAAGAACCATTAAGCTCTGAACAAACTGCTCGATGCCGTCATTACGGTTTGATTCAATCAGGTTGATTGCATCCTGAATGGGGATGGTCGATTCTGTAGCCGACATACGCAAACTGTTGTAGGCGTACTCAATAATCGGGATCTTACCGATAAGATTCTTTTCCTGTTTGACTACTGTTGTTTTGGAAACCGACAGAACAAAGTTATCATCGAGATTAACAGAAGAAACTCCACCACCGTCCAGCGTGAATATGTCTGTCTCGGTGATAACGTCAAGATGCAGTCTCTTGTTTGCAATCACCATGTGTACTGCATACATAGGGCGGTTTCCCGGTGTGGAGCTGTAAACACAAAATGCCCCTCTAGGATCTAACGAATATACTTTGAACGGAACTTCATCGCGATCTTCGCCTTTATTGATTCCGACATATAAGACACCCAAGCCGACAGTATGAAACCAATCGACTACCTGATTGTCCACTTCGTGCTTGCCGGATAAATAGACGTATTCATTGAGCTGATTTACCTTCTCGGTAATCTCTTTATCTTCTTTGCGGCTAACATACGTGGCGGGTTTCGTTAAGAAATACCCGTTCTTGAAAGTTACGATCATATCCGCATTGTTTACCACAACCTTGTTCCAGATTTCAGGACGTACTTCCTTCGTGCGGTCAAGAATGGGTTGCATACCCCGGCGATACCAGTAAAGAAACGATTCCTCTCTCGCGTTCTTCATGTGTACGCCAAGAGCATCGCTGACTTCCTGAACTACGTTCTCAGCCGTAATCGCATCAGCCGATGTAAATATCTTCTGTCGTCCAAACAAATACTCCATGCGCACCACCTTTGATCTATTAGCCGTAACAATATTTCTCTAAGAGGGAGTACCTACCTTTGCCCCGATAGGCGGGGGTGAAATGGGTGTAAAAAATGGACTGCCAAATTAGCATTTTATTTAATCCTGATTTAATTTTATATTGTTCTACAATTTACCGCAACAGGGGTGCAAACATAGTTTCTGAAATTGGAAAAAGCCGATAAATAAGCCGTAGAAATGAGTTATAGAATTATCTGACAACATTTTGTCGCTTATAATAAGAAGAAACACCCTTTTGTTAAAACTACTTTTGCCTGATTCTACTAGGGCTGAGGGGCTATTTTTTTAGGCACTTTCTATTTGCTGTCTATTTGCTGTCTATTTACTGTCTATTTGCTTTCTATTTGCTGTCTTAATATTCAATAAATAATATAAGTTAATATAAAGAACAATATAAAGGTTTTAAAAAGCCCCGTTCACACTCACCCTTATTGGGTGGTGTGCGGGGCATATTGCACAACTGCTCTCCAGTCGTGTTACCATATTCTTTTGGCTGTTACAATGCGCGACATAGATCCGTGCTGGAAGTCACACAGTCCGGCTAAACTATCTGCCGCATCATCGTGCAGATTCTTCTGTGTAAAGCTGAATGTCTCCAGCTCGTTAATGAACATATCGTATTCTCGTCCGCGTCTTTTGTCACGTCTGAAATATATCTCCCTGATATTCTGCTGGAATTGCTCAATCTTTGACAGCTTACTCATGGTGTTCGGAGCGCGTTTACTCGTTACATTACATACATACTGAATTGACTTTAGTTCGGTTGATACCTCGTCCGCGTAAGATGCGCCACCTACATTCGCTTCAAATCGTACTTTCCTGACATTGTTGCTCGCTAATCGCCTTGCTACAATCGGTACGGTTATGCTCTTGTCTTTACGGTTGAACACCACGTCATGTACGAACAAATCCTCACCATATTGATACGCTATCGGCATAGAGAGTGAATCACCCCCACCAAACGCTACATCGCAAAAGGCAAATATGTTGTCGGGTTCTCCGTCCGGCAGAATGCCATCGTACCACGTGAGCTGTTCAGCTGTGAACGGCATACCCTCTTTCTGTACCCCTCGTTGCAGATACAGACAGCTGAATGTCACAGGATCGAGCTTTTCTTTCAACTGGGCTACCTTTTCATCCGTATAGCAGTCCTCGCAATCGTAATGGAAGTTACTATGTCCAGCTTCATCACACACGGGAAACGCAAGAAAGTAATATCCCTTCTCCCCTTCATACCTTACTTTCTCTCGGCTTATAGGATCGTAGATACTCCATATCGTACCTAGCATTATCTCTTTGACATTGTTACCGATCTGACGGGTGCTGATTGTGTCGGTATAGTTCGCATATAAGGTTTCAAGTCGCTCCGGGCTTCGCGCTTCTTCCGCGTTCTTTACCAAATCATCCGTGATCATGAATTTGTCGGCTCGCGTTCTTCCTGTTATACTGCCGCCCATACTACACAGATTGAATGTCTGCGCATCACCCCTCGGACGATAGCCGATGGTGTTATACTCCAAACTCTTATCCGGCTTACCAAGCGGAAATATCTCCTGAAAATTATATTCATCCCCGCTCGTCATATCCAGTACCGCGTCCATCATCATCTTTACCATCGAATCCGAATACGATACATACATATTCTTACTGTTCGGGTAATTTCCCATTACAAATGCCATCAGGAACTTTATCAGCGTACTTTTTCCACATCCCGGCGGCATTGATAATGTCAGTTTTTTTCCACCATCCTCATTGATGAATTTCTCTATTGTTGTACAGATCCCGAACTTTTCTTCCAGTATCTTTCTTCTCGGTAGCCAAAACCGCGCACTCGGATTCCTTTCCCACTCCATAGCCACCATGAAATCATCAAAGCACTTCGGAGCTGTAATCATATAACTGGTACGGCTTAAATCCCATAACTCACTACCGCCGCCCCCAGTCTGTATCTCATATATCATCAAGTCCCTGAAATCGCGCATCAGGAATAAGCCGTCCATCTGATCACGCCGGAATACTTCTTCCCCACATTGCAACGCCTGACGATACATCCGATTCTTTCTATAGGATCTATAAGCCGTAATCAATTCGTCTTTTTCGGTCACAGCTTATCCCTCCCTTCACTCAATTATTCTCCCCTACCAGCACGATATCCCTTAACTGCCGATCCTTACTTCTCAATACTACCTCATACCCGCAGACCTCCGCTATCTCACACGCTATCCCAATTTTCATATCCCGGTACGCAAACTTATTCGTCAGCCCTGATACACTCGCATACCCCATCTCGTCAGCTACCTCAACCATCGTTTTCCGACTCTCCTTCATCATCTTCCGTACTCCCTCAATAATCTCCATCCTTAAATCATTGTAACCCATTTCACATTCTCTCCTTTCAATTACTCATTTCCCTACGGCTACACACTCCCTGATACCAGCCGTCCAGCCGCCGCAATGAAAATAAATGTTCTGTTATTCTCATTACTCTACCCCAATTCTAACACACTTCCATGTGTACCACAAGCCGAAAGATGATAGATGGTGGTTTCAGAATGGAGATAGTTTCGAGGATGTAGGATAATCTGAGGTAGGAACTATCCGTAGAGGAAGGAAAGTCGAGGGTGGTCTTTTTTTGAAAATTTTTTCTGAAAGGGCTAACCTTCCCCGGAACGCTATTCGCCTATATACCCCGTGGGTAGGTATGCGATCCGCTGGACGCTCAAAAGTACGGAGACCCAGAAATTTTTGATCATTTTTCGCTCGGATCGCTACACCCAAACGCCGGAAACCCGCTAAAATCAAGGCTTCACGGCTATTCGTCGAACATATGAGCTATGCGCTAAACTATAATTTCGCGAATACAAACAAAAGTTCTAACAAAAAATACGAAAAAGCTCTTGCAACACACGCTTCCGTGTGGTATATTATAGGAGGGTTAAGAAATACCACAACCCAAGCGAGCGTTATATTTTTGAGAGAACAACGCGAGCGCAGTTAAACTGAAGAATGCACTTTTGAGAAGTGCAACATAAAGAAAGGCGGTAAATAATATGAACACAAACATTTATGTAGTAGCACAAGTAAGCGAATGGCATTGGGCAGACAGCAGTTTATTAAACCCCAAAAAGATTGAATACAATTACGCCTATATTCGTACAATCAAGCAAGGCGATAGCGTGACAGGCTTCGGAAGTAACGAAAGATACGGCGAATGGGCACAGTACATTTACTTCGATTATGAAAGCGCAAAAAAGAGAGTAGCCGAAATCAACCTTGATTTGGATAAAAGAGGTAGATTTAATTATGACCCGCAGTATTTTGAGAATGACACAGCAGAATTGAATTAAAGAGAGGAGAAAAGGCAATGAATACACCGAAATACACAATAATAACCAGCAAGGCGGCGTTAAATATAGCCGATACCACAGAAGCAAGGCTTGAATTAATCGAAGAACAGAACAGCAAACTTGAATCACTCGGATACAATTTAAACGGCGTATATGTGGCGCACTTCTTTGAATCGGCTTTCATTCATGAAAAGACCGACAGCGACACACTCAGCGAGTTAGCACAGAAGTTAGCAACAAAAGAGGGTTACGACTTGGTACAGTTTGAGAACGGCAAAATTGGATTCGTGGCTTACTACGGTAACGAAGAAAATGGTTTTGAGATCGTCAACAGCTATGAAGAAATCAAAGAAGAAGTAACCGAGTACATCAACGAAACCGAAAAGGAATATAAAGCCGAGTTTATAGCGATGTGGAAAACGTGCTGTGATTTATGCGGCTGGTTAGACTTAGACACGCCGAACACAGGAACAATGATTGATATAATAATGGATTATAACAATAGCTTATTCAATGACGGCTTAAAACAGATTTTGAGAGGGGGTGAAAACTGATCACGACAGAGGAGCACCGCGAAAAGTTCTCCAGTTTTGAAAGTAGCGGCAAGCCGGAAAAAGGCACTTTTAAAATTTTGCCCCTTCTGCCCTTTCTGCGATCCGAACAAAAAACAAGCTACAATGAACAACGGGCGCGGCTTGCGTCCCTGAGTAAAAAATTTGAGCGGCTTTCACCCTTCCACAAGCTCAGCCGCTCACACGACACAACAAGAGAATTATGCAAACCCGCCTTGTGTGCTTCTCTATTCTATCAAATCGGCGGGAGAAAGAAAAGAGGAAAATAAAAATGCGTAATATTCAGATGACAGTTTATGTAAAGAACGAAAGAAATTGGGATGTACAAAGGGTTGTCACAGATTCCGCCGAGATTTACAAGTCGCTTGCGGAAGATCTTATACACAAAAAACTACACGCTTGTAAGTATATTACCAGCATAAAAGACAAGTGCAATTATGACGGCACAAGAACCGTTACAACGTATTATGACAACGGTGTGAAGCGTGAATATATTGTTGAAGATTGATTGAAAGGGGGCTTGCATTATGAATTATACAATCACAGCTAATACAGAGTTTAATAGTTTAGAAATCACTTTTGACGAAAAGCCGAGCGAGACAATTAGAAAGGCTTTAAAAGATCTTAAATACCGTTGGCACAGCGTTAAAAAGATATGGTATGGCTACAGCGACAAAGAAACATTAGAAAAGGTTCTCGCGGGTGACAATACACCCGCCGAAACCCACAAGACAAAGAAAGCCGAAAGAACAGAAAACATTTTCGGCGTTAAGGTGGGAGACGTTTTCGAATCCTCTTGGGGCTATGAGCAAACCAACGTTGACTTCTTCCAAGTAATAGCGTTAGTCGGTGAGAAATCGGTTAGAGTGCGCGAAGTATATTTACCGATGATCAAACAAGAAGCTGTGAGCGGTATGTCGGCAGACAGAACATATAAAATCGTAAACGATATTTTACCAGCCGCGCCGCATTCGGTGTTTATCAAAGATCAAGAAAAAGGCGACTTGAAACGGCTTAAAAGCTATTCGCAAGACGGCAAAAGCAACCCGCTGTTTGATTTATCTTCTTTTGCTTCTGCGCACCTTATAACAGGCGAGCAAACAATAACTTATGAATCTTGGTACTATTGAAAGGCGGTGTAAACATGAACAAAACAACGTATTTCGATTTCGATATCACATACGGCATAAAAGGCGAAGAAGTCATACACATGACAATTCGAACGGCGGCGAGCTTACTGCTTGCCGTCCAGCGGATCGCCGCAGAACATGACACTAAGCCGGAAAATATAGAGGTGTACCGGGCTATCAGCTGGGGCTACAAAGGCGCGTTTCTGCCCTGATTTTTCCCCTTCTGCGACTTCTACGAACACAACAATATTCAATCTACAGCTAAGAAAGGAAAATAAAAATTATGTTAGTAATAGCAAATACAATTAACTACGGCTTATATGAAACACAGCTTTATTTCTCTTGTGCGGAGTATTACCGCAGAACATCCGACCCGAAAATGATCATTACGGAAGAATTGATTTTTGCCCTTGACGGGCATACTTATGACGAAAAGAAAGAAAGCGCGCGCAACATTGCTACAACGTTTTCTAATTGGGATTATTCGAAAGACTTCTGCGGCTTCTCTTACGGTGAACACATGACACTTGCTAACTGGTTTGAGCGTGTCGGTCGCCGTTATGGGTTACTGGGGGAGTTTAAAGAAAACGGGCTGTGCTAAGGGGGGGACACGATGGGAAACAACATTGACTTTCTGCGAATAGCAAAGGGGCTGTATAGCTCCGCGCTCGATATGGATTTCGGCGACTATGCCAACACCCGCGAAGAAGATATCAACCTGATTGCTACAGCTTTAAAGAAACTAGATATAAACGATATAAACGATAGCGCATTGATACAAGCATTAGAAACAATCTTTGAATAAACGAAAGGAACGGTGCAAATTATGTTAAGAGAAAAAGAAGAATGTATTGACAGTAGAGCTTTTGCAAGTCTGATTTTAGACTATGAATTTTCTGATTATGTTTCTTGCCGTGTGTTAGTAGAGGATTTGTTGCGCGGCTATGTGGTAGCAAAAGATCGGAGCGAAGCAATCGAAAAATTCCGCGCGGGTTCGTGGTCTTGGAATTGAAAAGGGGGTGACTGTATGAACATTAACGAATTATCAAACGTTTATTCTGCGGTTTATGAAAAGCTGTACAATGATCACAGCGAAGCGGGAACAATAATTGAATCCTGTTGTATGGATTGTTTCGAAGCGTATTATAACGGCTCGGATGAATACAAAAAAACGGTTCAGGCATTCACGAAAGAACGTTGTGACGGCTTAACCAGCGACAGAGAACAAGCGGCTTTTCATATTGCATACAAAATGATTGAACGCCGGACTGCCTTTCGTGCTATGGGTCTGCGTATAGGGGAAGGGGTGACTGTATGATATACACAATGCCGGACGGCACTTTCTGCCCCCACTTGTTAGAACTGATAAAAAACAATCACACGTTAATAGCTGGTACAACGGGAGCCGGAAAAAGCGTCCTAGAAAATGAAATACTAAAAGCCTTTCTGCTTTCGTATTTTCCTTGCGGCTCAGACGGTGCGAATTTGGTTTTGATCGATCCTAAAAAAGTAGAACTGCGGCAGTATAAAGACATTCCCCATTGTATCAGGTATGCCGATAACATTCCCGACATAGTGCAAACATTATACGACTTGCGGGAGACGGTAAACAATCGGCTGGAATATATGCAAGCGCGGGGGCTTCGACAGTATGACGGGATACCGATTTATGTTTTTGTTGATGAAATCGTGGATTTATTCACATCAGCCGAAAAGAAAGAAATTCTGCGGCTTATGACTGATATTATATCTATCAGCCGCGCAACGTCTATTTACTGGGTGATTTTGACACAAGCACCAAGCCGTCATATTTTAAAGCCCGAAATAGTCTTGAATATGATTACTTGTGTCGCGCTCCGCTGTAAAGACGCTATTGAAAGCCGACAGATTATAGGCGAAAAGGGCGCGGAAGATCTCCCTGAACACGGGGTTGCAATAGTCCGCAGAGGTTTAAACAGATATCAAATCTTCATCCCAATGTCGCCGGAAGAAGAAAGAAACGAAATAATCAAGGCTTGGACGGCACAAAAGGAAACCAAGCCGCAAACAACCTACAGACCGACACACAGACCGACACTAGCACCGCAGAAAAAACATAAATTATTCTCGATTACTTTAAGAGGTTGCAAGGGTTAATCCCTTGTAACCTTTTCTTTTTGTCTACAGCTAAAACAGGGGGAGAAAATAGCGGAGCGATTTAAAGCCGTTTTAAAGCCCTTTATCTCTTTACCCTTATAAGTGTACCCTTAACCCATTCAAACCGAAATACGGGCAAATTAGAGTGGTTTAGTCTATATGCTACAGCTAGTTTGCATTCTTGGTTTACGTTTTACCACAAACGAAAAGAGGAAACCGCCAACCCGGTATTAGATTGACGGCTTCCCCCTTTCGAAAGGAGATTGATATATGATCAGAACAAGAATAAAGCTGTAGTTATTTGCCGTCCTGTTCTTCTTGTGACTTTCTTCTGCGCCTTTTCTGCTCGCCTTTCTGCGCCTGTTCTGCGGCTTTCTTCTCTTTCTGCCGCTCTTTTGATTTCTTGTTTCGGGCTAGGTATTCTTCTTTGTGTGCCTGATAATATTCCTTTAGGTACTCGGACTTGGGGCGATGATTTGCAATACGATCTTGTTTCCGCTTCTCCCTTTCTGCGGCTCTTACAACAGCGGGTTCGTCCACAACCACTTCTTCCGGCTTATCTACTACCCTGAAATCTGCGTCAATAGTAGGCGGCTGTTTGTCGCTGGACGTGGTATTTGCCCCCGGCAGTCGCTTGCTTTCTGCGATTAGATCTGACACGCTCAAACGATCCTGTGCATTATTGGTATTGACTACGATCTCTTGCGTGTCTTTGTAGCCGTAGAAAACTTTACCCATAAAGATACCCGAAACAGGATTGATGTTTCCTTCGTGCATATCCATAGCCCACACAGTTTGAAGCACGTTGTAAAACTTCGCGGCTACCCTTTGATGTTCGGGAGTTCCCAGTTTTCCCTGATAATAATGCTGTAGCAGATTCACCCAAACCCCAAGCCATTGACTACATCCGGCAACAGAAGGGGCAATGTCATTTTCTGCGCACCATTGCAGATACATTTCTATTCGCTCCTCTATCGCGGCGGGATCTTTGGTGTCTACTCTTGGAAGATTCCACGCTTCCATTGCAAGTTTCAAGTTCTTTCGGTTAGATCCTTCGGGCTTGGTGACTTTCTGCGGCGGGAAGTTCTTTCTTTCTCCAGCCATATTATACCACCTTCTTTCAATTTGTTAAATCCTGTTTTAATTACTACCTACTATTGTTACAGCGTCTTTATCTTCTGTCGGCTTCTTTTCCAGCCAATCAGCTTCGATGGTTACGCCGCTATATTCGTGGAGTAAGTCGGCTAAATCCTGATCAGATACAAAACCGTTCTCGACTGATTCATACAGCGACATTACGGATCGTACATACTCCGGCGCATTGTCGTGATTGATGATCCCATCAGCCACCAGCACATTCAGGGGAATAGCCAACATATACAAGAACGCCTTTTCTGTAGCTTCGCGCTCCATCTTCTTTGCTTCTCTCTGTGCTATCATCATTGCACGTGCGGTGTCCAGCTGTGACATTCCACCCCGGCGCATCATTGACATAGCCTGTTCTCTCTTTGTACGCTTCATTGCTTCTCTCCGTTTCTCACCAGTTTTACCAGCTGTATCATTGCTTCTTTAGCCGTCATAGTATTCTCGCTGTAGTCCTCAACGATTCGCCGTATCACATACATATCGGCTAAATTCTGCAATGCAACCTCAAACGCCGCCCGTACTTCTTCTTCGTCATTGTCAATGTAGATTGTTTTATCTAATGCCTGACGAAGAATCTTTGCGGCTGTCGGGTATGTCTTTAGCGATCCGCTCATGTTCTCACCCTTCCTCTCCGCTTTCTGCGATCTTCTTCTCTCTGTCGGCTACATCATCGGGATGTTCAGGGCGTATCCGATTCTGCGGTGTATCATCCCACGGCATATCGTTAAGCATGGGCTTTGTTATTGTTTCTTCTAACAGCCACATCAGATTCCAGCAAGCCGCGACAAGGTGTGTCGGTTCGTCCTGAATCCCGGCAATCCATTTAGCAAGGTGTCGCGCCCCGCTATCCGCAAGAGAATGAAACGGGATACCCATTCTCACGTTATTCTCGCCGTAATGTTTTGCGCCGCGCTCGCAATGCTTTGACAGCTCCATCACGGCATTCCACGGTATGAGATCCATTCTGCCTTTCCCATCGGCATTATCCCGCCGCGCTCCTGTTTCGAAAATTCTATCATCATTCATTGTTCAGCTCTCTCCTTTACGATCTTTGCTATATGCTTATAAGCCGTATCAATGGCGCATCGCTTGATTATCGGTGTAGCCGTAGGGTCTGACAGAATATCCTCGCAACCCTTGATAACTCCCTCAATACGGGCAAGAGTCTGTTCTGCGCTCGGCTTTGGTGTCGGTCTTTCTGCGCATGGGATGTTCGGTTCATAGTCTGTGCAATCAGGCGGGCATTCGAAGATGATTCCCCTTTTCATGCACTTTCCGCAATCATCATCCCCGCATTCATTCGCGCAAGAGTAATTGTATCGGCTCATTTCTGCTCTCCTTCCTCAATCAAGACGCATTTGGTCTTTCGAGTGTAACCTTGTTTCAGGCAAACATTTCTGTACTGTTCAAGGCACTTATTGTGTCCGTTTTTATCATAGTAAGGATTCGGATAATCACACCAACAGGAACACTCTTTAGCCGTGTATTTCTTCATTCCCCGACACCTTCTTTCGTTGCGGTCTGTTTCGGAACATCCCAATCTTTTCCAAATTCTTCTTCCATCTTGTCGAATAGAGTTTTAGCTGTTGCGGGAATGATTGTTTCGGCATTATCAATCTCACTTGCCACGCCACCATAAACCATTGGAAATACTCTTGCTATGTGCTGTTTAAGTGCATCTGCATCAATCGTCCTTCCATGTTCAGAAAGTGGTGTGCCTTTCATGACGCAATCAACAAATTGATAGGCTTCATTCAACGTAAATTTCGATTGTTCCCATTTCTTGTATAATTCATCTGGGATTTTACAAATCAACTCCATTCACTCACCTTCTTTCGTTGCCGGGATGATTGTTGATATTCTGTCGATATTTTCCAACGTGATTACTTCACCATTATTGCAATCACGGTTTTCGTCATTATCCTCTAACCCAATATCATCTAATAATTCGTCCACATCAATCAGCCTTCCGTGGTGTTCGGGGAGTGGTGTGCCGTTCATCACCGCACCCATCACGTCATAAAGATTCAGCTGTGTTCCCTCTAACCATTCTTCGGGAACACTAATCACTATCTGCATCTTCCTCTCCTTCCTCGCTCTCGTCCTCGCCCATATCCTCATACGGGTGCTTTTCTTCGTATATCTCCCTCGCGTATTCAAGCCTTAAATCTCTCTGCCATTCACGATATTCTTCTTCGTCAAGGCTATGTCGGCGCGGGTCTGCGTGTATGCTCATGTGGATTCCCCCTTGTACTTGTCAATACACTTAATTACATCTGCAACCTTGACTAATGCTTGACGATACTCGTTCTCACAGCAGACTAATTTAGGTATCTCTGCCCTTATCTTGTCAAGCACATCAGACTTTCCATCTTTGTATCCACGAATATAGTTTTGTTCTTTAGTCATTGCTTTTATTTCTGTTTCAGATATTTCACTCATTTCCCATCACTTTCCTTTCTGTGCTTGTCGATAATGTCAAGCGCCCAAGATTCATCAATTATATGTCTCGGATTATCATCGTAAGACAAATAACTTTCATCTTCTATCTTTGCCTTTATTTCGTCAAGTACATCATCAAGCGGCTTACCGTTTAATACACATTTTTTAAGACCACTCCACCAAACAGAAGTATTTTTCATTTCGTTGTAGTATTCTTCGGGTATCTCAATCAGCAGTTTCATTCGCTCACCCCCTTCACCTGCAAATAATCTCTTGTTTCACTTCGTACAAACCAACTCCCCATTCGGGGTTGTCGGTCAATTTCTGATTGAGTTCATTGCATCTTTTCTGCGCTTTTCTTTTGGATGTCCATACGGAATCGATGTAGTAGCCACAATTTAAGCCATCTTCTATCCGCGATATCCGCGAGTCTATCACTATGTAGGCCAGTTTCATTCGCTCTCTCCTTCCTTATACGGCTCGGGTAACGGCATCCATGCTACAGCGTTTAGCATCTTTAAATGTTCGCGGCTTGTATTGTTCCACGGTGCGCACCACCATACACCATTTCCCCAATATGAACCTACCATGACCTGATATGTCTCATGCCAATATGTCGTTACAAGTACAAGATTTCTATTTTCCGGCAACCTCTCACTAACGGGTATCCACCTCTGCTTCGGAGTTACGGGCGGTAACTGCTCCGTAAAGAATATGACTCTACCCATCAATGATTTCTGCGCATCACTCTTTGCCTTTGCCTTTGCGATACTCGCAAGTCCATCAAGCACCGCCTGTCTGCTCACCGCATCCCCGCAAGGCTCGGCTTTGAGTGCGGCGATTGCTATTTCGAGGGCTTCAAGATATGCCGGATTGTACTGATACATGGAATCATCTATTGTCTTGACTTCTTCAAGGATTGCTCTTGCTTCTTCGTTTGTCATTCATTTACCTCGCTTTCATCAAGTATGTATTGCCGGATAAATCGATTAGCATAATACGGATGAATCATCGATCTAGCTTGCTTGATTGTTTGCGCTCCTGTCTTTGATAAATCCGATTTATTCTTTCTCGCCCAATCATCCTTACCCTCACTTGTGCCACGGATCGAATTATCCTCTATCGGCTCAAACAGGAGATTCATCTGCGGCTTACAATTCAGAAACCAGTATTGCGTAGGCTTCTTGAAATAATCCCCGTTCTCGCGTCTATCTTTGTCGATAACAGCCGATGGATAACACCAATACCGCCGCAAGAAATGTTCTTCGCTGTAAGGATTCTCCATTATCAGCTTTAAGCCGCGATCAATACACACTATGAACATTTTGTTTACCAAGTCATAGTTCTGTTTTAGTTCACCTAACAGCTTCATATCGTGAACCATTTTCTTTCTGTAACTCCATTTTTCCATCCCATGAGACTGTCCGCGGAACGCCAACATAATCTGATTCTCAAACCGAATACAAGGGAAGAATGCCAGTATCATATCGTCCGGCGTAAACCTATCAAAGATTGACACCCCCCCCTCATACGCTTGCTCGATTTCTCGATACAAGTCAATCTGATAGTCCGTTTCCCCGTAATCATTCAAAATGTCGTAATCGTAGGCTTCAATCCCTAGTTTTTTAAACTCGTTCTTGAATGTGCCTGATTGCTCAAACAAACAATGTGCAATCATTTTTATATGCTCCCTTTAAGTATTCTTCAAAAGTCGGCACACTCCAAAACACATAATTGTTGCACCACCTTTGAAGTTTTTTATAGATCGATTTACAATGCTCCTTGTCATAAATCATTGGGTATGGGCTGAAATTTAATTCCCGGCAAAGTTGTATTCGATATATATCTTGTTCTAATGTGGTATCAAAATTGCAAAGGATATAAACCGTAACCCGCCCTTTTCCTCTGTTGTATCCTGTTTCTGCCGCAAACTTCCTTAATCGCGGTTCGATAATGTCTTTGTCTTGCCAACGGTCGAAAGCGAAATGAATCTGATCAAGCCGTATTTGTTTCAATAAAGGCAGATTCTTCTCGGTGATAAGTCTTATATCCAGTCCTTGATTGAACTCTACTTGTGCGCCGCTATCGACAAGCTGTTGTAGCAATTCCATGTGATCTCTACACGCTAGTATATTAGGGTCGCACAATACAATCTTTTTCTGCCCTCTCCAAAACTCCGACAAGTCAGCCACTTTGATACTGCATCTGCCCTCTTTGTTCTTAACGTGGCAGAAGTCGCATCCTCTCGGACAGCCACGCGTTAGAAAACCATAAGCGGTATCTTTGGTTTGTTCGGGGTATATGGAATAATCGGGGTATATATGCTCTATTTCAGGGTCTAAAGGCTTATCAAGGCTTTTATCATAGACCTCTTTACCGTCCACTAGCTTTATTGCATATCCCGTACCACCCTTTACAACCTCGTCAGCATTGACCGCCCATTCGTAATCGGGTGTAAAGCTGAATACCTTTGACATATACACCTTGTCCATGTGACCACTAAACAGCGGATCGTACCACTCAACACTATCTCCCCTTGCTTTATGCCACGCGGATAATTTCATAAGCGGCAAATTTGGATAATTATGACCGTCAACGTCAATAAGTCCGATTCGCATTTTCTCTTACTCCGTTGCAAAAATTCTTTAATCTTGTGGAAACTTTTGTCCTCCCGGATTAGTTTCCGTTTTCATTCCGTGGCGAAGTAGTCCGTATCAACCTTGTATTTCACATGACCCAATTCCGGGTGCATTGATTGAAATATGATTTCCTTGTCTCTGCTCCCGCACATAATCAGTTTTAATGCCAGAGACATTGTTCTCTCACTCACCTTAACGGTATCAAGGTGTCTCAACGTCCACTCGGCATACTGCCCTTTCTGGTGCAGAACCCCGTATATCGTATTGGGGTATCGGGGATGTGCTACCCGATTGAGTATCACGCTCCCCGTCAGCAGTATGCACAAGTCACTATTGCACCCGTTTTCCAGTTCCATAGCCGCCGCTAGTAACTGTATTTCCTCGATGCTGTAACCGTTTATATCAGCTTTGGCGATCACATCAGGCAATAACATCACGATCATAGCCGTAATGCAAATTACCCTCTTAAAACCTCGCATTTTGTATTTCCTTCTCTTTCTTATATCTTTCTTCCAAAACATCCAACATTGCCAAGCACAATCTCAACGCCATATCTTCACAGCCTGTTCCTTTGTACTTCTCCGTCAATGCTCTCGCTGAATCCATGTGACGCTGTATATCTTTGTCGCTTTTCCACTCTCCTGTTTCCCGGTAGAGAGTGAATAGATCAGCCCACATTGTCCATTCAGGACTACCCTTTTCGATTGACATTTAATCCTCCCTGATAGGACACCATATAGGGCAAGTCTTTACACGGTTATCTACGATCCGCTTTGTTCGCATACAAGCCAACACTTCTGTACCGCGCCCCTCAAAGCACATACAATCATCACACTCGGTACACTTCGGTAGTGACTTAACAAACTCGCGGTAAGCTATCCGCGCTTTCAATGCTCTATAAGACTTTTCATCCATTTGTAACCCCCTAAAATGGTAGTTCCGTTTGTGAATAATCCCTACTCCATTCATTTGTCGGAAGCATTGGATTATTCTCATAAACATCCATCCACCTACAACGCCAACGGAAAGAACCTTCTACCCCAGTTATGCGCCTTGTTCCGGCTTCATACTTCACAGGAATAGCATTCTTGCCGATAGCTAATTTGCCCGTTAATCTATTCTTCAATACCCATATTTCGCGGAGCGAATCGTCTGCTTCACCGTCTTTATCCAGCTTACAACGTTGATAGCTGATAATCACATCAACCTTATTCGTTATGTCCGAAGATCCCGCTATATCGTCTGCCTGAAACTCTGATTTCAGGATTGCGCTTGCGTGTTTTCTCGGATGCGCCACGATAACTACAATCACGTTATATGCCTTTGCGATCTTGACTAATTTACCGATAAATGCCGATTGCGCCCGGTACAACGCATCATTATCTACGGCTTCTAATACCGTCATAAGGTTATCAAGACAAATGAATCGACAGCCGTATTGCTTAATCATTCGCTCCACTATTACCAACAAATCTTCTTTTTCATCAACCTCGATGTTAGAGCTGTCATAGAGATACAGCGTATCCCGGTAAACTTCTGACATTACCCGCGCCATATCATCACGGATCTCGCTTTCATGCTTGTCGGCTAACATGGTGTCGGTAAAATTCCTGATTACATAGTTAGGCAGTTCTCCGCTATACAAAAACGTCTTTACGTTCTGATCAATAGCCCTTGCAATTATCTGTTGAAGCAATGTTGACTTACCATCACCGCGATAACCAGTTAGCAATATCGTTTGTCCGTAGAAGAATCCCTTTGTCAGAATTTCATCCAGTTTTGAAATCTTTGTCGGAAGGGCTTCCATTTCTAAGATATTGACACGCTCGACAGCTGTATAATCAATCACTTGGGCTACTGGTAACGCTTGCGCATTTTCTACAGCTATGCGGAGCTGTTCTGCCCCGTATGTCTGTAATATCTCGTTAGCGTCCTTACAGCCGCAATAATCAGATTCTTGTACTACCTTCACCAACACATCAGGGAAGCGATCACGAACCATATCCACAAGGGTTATGTGTCCTTTTTCGCAATCCCCAAATACAACCAACTGCTTGAATTGTTTTACGAAATCCCAGCAATGAGGAATCCATGTTGCGCCGTTCGCTCCTGTCGGTACACTTACTGGATTAGGAATACCAGCCGTAGCAAGTGCCAAACTGTCCATTTGACCTTCTGTAAGTACCAATGTATCTATGGACGGATCACAATGATTCATGCCAAACAGAATCGCTTTGCCGTTTGATTCAGACCATTCTTTGTTGTTGTCTACGTCCTTATTGAAATCCGTCTTGCGATACTTGATAAAACTGACTTCATTGGTTTTCGGTTCGCGGAACATCATCACAAGAATGTTGTCATGTTCCTTCTGCGTGGTGATCTCATACTTCCGGCATACTTCTTCCGATATACCTCGGCTTGCGCAATACCTTACGGCTGGATCTGTACTCTCCCGATGCTTGATAGTGTAGGTCTTGTACTGCTTAAAATTTGTATTGTAGTATCTCTCTACATCGTCACTAATCTTAAAGCCGTACTGCCTTGCAAGCTGGAAGAAATGACCGTGTGCGCCACATGAAGCGCGGAAACATTTATACGCTCCTGTCTCTAGGTTGATTGAAAATTTTAATTTGTCTTTTCGGGCATCTGCTTTACAAAAAGGGCAAACCGTAAATCTCAGTTCATCCCCTTTTTCAGAAGTGGGAATGTTTATAAAACGCGCAAAATTTCTTGCATCGTCCGGCTTAAACTGATAATAGCCCACATTATTTACCCTCTTTTCTGTTTAGGAGTTACCAATTATCGCATCCCAATCAGTATCATCGTACCCCTCGTCTACTGGGGGCTGTTTGCTTGGCTTCTCCGCTTTCTTTTCCTTTTTCGGCTTTGACGGTGGTGTCTCTCCCACATCATTAGCCGCAACAAGGTATTTGTCATAATTTATGATGGTTATTACGGTATATTGACCGGGCTTACCATCTATACGGATCTCTCCATGTTCTTCTAACTTCTCTAATGCGTACTTGATTCTATGTCGCGGCACAGATACATTCAGTTCCATAAACCGCCCCATGAATTTATCGTTTCCAAGACTGGTAAATACCTGACCTCTTTTTAATGTCTCGCCGCCATAATTGGACGGTTTATAACAAGCCGAAGCAAGAAGATTAATCATTACGCGGGTTATTTCAGGGTTGCCGCACGTATTCCACCATGCGTTTTGAAATTCTTCACATTTCAAGCCGATGAATCTATCACTCATACCCCTTTAAAACCTCTCGCATTTCATACTTCAATATGTCTTTAATGACCGTTCCTGACAGCCTATCCCCCACAAAGACAATTTGTAGATTATACCGAGCCTGATACGCCATAAGTGTTGCTACTACGGCTTTTTCATTCATCTTGCTCTTATACTTATGCCCGTATATGTGTTCCCAAGAACCGTTTTCGATAACTAAGTAGATCTTAGCCCCAGCCATCTGCGCCCTTTTCAACTCCCATTCAAAACGATTGCGAAGCCGAATATCAGGGTGTTCTTGATTCCACTTGACTACATCAGGGCTATGAGAACCCGCTTCCGTAAAATTGCCTATAACTTCGGCTATACTCATTTTGCGTTCAATGTGTACCTTGCCCTCTAGCGTGATTTCCTCCCCGTTGTCACGGTAAGATACAGCCGAATAATCAGCAAAATCTAGGAAGTGGCGTTCCCACTTACCCATAATGTCCATGCGCCGCCGGAATCGGTCTGTATCATGTTCGCGGGTGTCAACATATATCACCATGCGATCAAGTACATTCTCAATTTCTGTCGGGTGCATAGGCTACTCCTTAAAACGGAAGTTCTTCCTCTGTGCCGGACGGTATATTTATGTAACCCTGTGCATCTGTCTGCACATTGCTACCAGCTTCGATGATCTTATCCTTCGGTGTGCGGTATGTTCCCTTCCTTGCGGCATCAACCGTGATAAGCTGTTTGTTGAACTTATATGTAGTCTTTACCTGACCGTCCTTCTCATAGTCCTCACGGTAGATCACGCCGCCTACCAGTTTCCCGACAAGGGTACGTTCATCTGTACCATTGAAACGGAAGCCGGGATTGCTGTCCTCGATAGCCGCAAAGCACGTGTCAAACGTTTTCTTTGTCCAGCCGTCTCTCTCCGATCCATCATTCTTCGGACACCAAATCTCGATCACGCCGCGCCACTTCTTATCTTCGCGGGTGTCGCTCTCATACTGCTTCTTGTAGTAGTCCTTGTACTCACCCTCGACTACATCCACTTGTAAGCGGAGCTTGTCAGACTTCCCTTCCTGTCCTTCCTCATACTTAACCGCCATGATTTTAAGGACGTAAGCCCCCTTCGGGATGGGTTCGAAATCCTGATAGGCATTATTCCTATCGTAGCCAAAATTCTTCATGCTTTCTTCTCCTTATCGTTATTCTCATTTAAGCCGTAGTATTCTCTGATTGTGGAATCTACGAACTTTAAATCGTTGTCTATCTTCATTTCAAACATTTCCATAGGGGATTTTGCCGGATTAGTACCATCCGAGTTTGTAATGAAGAAATGTTCGCTACCCTCAACCGTTGCCATGAGTACGATTGAAAACAATCCCTCAACGGTCAACTGGTTGTCGAGCATTTTCCCAAGCGTTTTCGCCTTGATTTTGCCCTCGTCAGTAACCTCGGTATGATGCAACAGATACACAATCACATCATCAGGAGTTCCGCGTACAATGAAGTCAATCAGGTTTCGGAAGTTCAAAGCCATGTTGGTAAACTTTCCGTACCCCGTTTCCTTCGCATGATCGAAACTCTCAAAAGCCATAAGATACTGGCTATCATCGATTACATAGGTCTTTAACTTCGGCTGACGTAAGACCTTGTAAATAATGTCATAGGTCGCATTGTTGACTTGCGGTAACTTCTTTCTGAACGGCAACGGCTTACTAGCCACATTGAAAATGCCGATTTCATCAGGCTCGAAATTGCGCATTGAAGAAGATTTACCGCTACCCGATGCACCTAAAATTAAGATTGGAATACCCATTTAAACACCTTCTTTCTCTCTCTTTGCCTTTGCAATCCAAAGACTTACAAGCGCATTCAACTCGTCATATGTCAGCCCCGCATAATCATCTATGCAATGCTCGGCATCATCTATTCCAGCCGCCCGTAACTTCTTTCGGAATACTTCGAAATCACCGAAGTAGTCATAATCGTTCATTTGCTTGTCCTTTCTACTATGTTTCGCGGTATCTTCCATTCCACTTATCAATAATCGTTTGTTTATCAGCCCACAAATCAAACGAAGCCGCACATTTAGGGCAATATATCTTGTTCTGCCCTTTCTGTAGTGTCCGAATCCTTATTTCCCCAGCTTTTAATCCGCAGAACGGACACGGTCCTTTTATACGTTTATCTCCCATGTTTTTTCTACGTCCTAATGTCAAAGCCGCCATGCTCGTTAGTCCACTCTATAGCCTGTCGGAGCGTCACACCGTTGTTCTCGATAAGATCAATCATCTTGTACATTTTGGGGTGCGTCTCTTTCAGCCGTACAAACCTTGCATCATCAGGCTTTTCCAAATGACAACCAAAGCCGCAAAGCACACATCCTGTTCGGCTACATCCAGTAGTTCTATACTGCTTGGGCTGTTCATTCTTATCGCATAAGCCATAATCAGAAATATCCATCTGACCTTCCAGCTGATCACATGCCTCGACAACATCCCCATAAACCGAGCAAATTGGTAGGTGATTCTCGACTATGTACTGCAACACGTCCTGTTCTGTCCAAAAGCTCATTGGATTACTTACCGGGCTTTTCATCTGAAAGCCATTGCATCCGTTCTTTATCCATTGGGATGTACGCAACAGACTTTCATCTGCCATCTGCCCCGTAATGGGTACTCTGCCCGTTGTCTTGTTATAGTTATGAAGGGGCTGTTTCTTCATAACCTTGCAACAACGCCCTGAAATATCAAAGTCGGCTTCAAGGAAGAATTTGTACTTGGAACGGTCAAAACGCTTTGAATATTCGTTTGTTACCTTGCCTTTTTCCTTGTGAACCACTTCCCCAAAAAGGGCTTTTAAGCGAACTGGGGCTTTGTCCTTACTTGCTTCATACAGTTCTGCATAATCACTAGGGATAATCCCCTTCTTCAAATTCTGATAATCTTTGCTCTCTTTCGCGTCCAGCCGTCTCGGTATCCCCGCTATGTCCGCAAACGCCCAGTAACCCCGAACTACGGTCTGCCCCCCCCCTAGTAGTTACGGGTTCTACAGAATCGCGTACCTTCTGTAAGAACTTCTTGGCACCGTAAACCGAATCGGCTACCTCTTTTGTGATCAACGGGAAGCCCCATTTCTTACAAACCTCATAAAAACCCATCTTGGGATGAAGGATTTCCACGTTATCAAACGTCTTGGCAAATGCCTTTAATTCGGGATACTGTGTAGGCACATCCACAAACACGGCTGGTATGCGCTTATACCCACAACGATTACGGACTATATCAAGCAATACGGTACTGTCTTTACCGCCGGAAAAGCTGACGTAACATCCTTCTTCGCCAAACTCGGCTACCCAGTCCGATATTCTGCTCATGGTCATACGGATCTTTACCGACAACGGAGCGGACTGCATCAATCGCAATCCATCTAATGTGCGCTCAACTTCTTCCATTACTCGGCTTCACCGTCCTCGCTCACTTCAACCACACGTGAACACCACATATCCGCAAAGTGAAGAAGTAAATCCAGTCTTGTTTCATGCCCCTGAAAACTGTACTTCAACTCGGAATACATACCGTTGTGGTAGATAATCGCGTGTTCTTCTTCTTCGGTCAGCTTAATAAAACGCTGTGCGATGATAGCCGAACGGATTTCATGCGGCACATAGCATAATGCTTTGTTGGTTTCGAACGGTTTGCTTTCAGAACGCTTCCCAGTTTTCTTCAAAACGTTCTCGACATAATTGGGCTTCTCGAAGTCTCCCATCTTACCGAGATCATGAAGGATAGCCGTAATGATAATTGTTTCATCGTCTATCTCTCCCATAGCCAATGTGTCCGCTAAATGCGTCATAACCGTGTAAACGTTCAGGCTATGCTCCGCTAACCCACCGTCTACGGCTAAGTGATACTGTGTCGAGCAAGGAGCTGTGAAGAAGCCGTTTACGTCCATCAGACAAATCAGTTTTTCAATCCCCTCTCTCTTGGTAGAACGTAACAGTTTAACAATGTCCTGTTTGTTCTTCTCAATGTTGATTTCCATTTTTTACCCTTCCCTTCTTGAAATGATTATTCCCGGCAATGTGCCGATTAAAAAAAGACCGAAGCCGATAAGAAGAACTGTTTCCTGTTTCTTCCAATCCGCACATTCGCACATCATCAGGACGATTCCCGAAAAAATGCACATGATCATAAGTGCGGCTATCAACCTCTGTCCTATTTCCTTTAGTATTCTCATATCTCCCTCTCACTTTCCGATTCTTCGTGTACTCACGAACTCCCTTAGTTTTTCTTCTATGCAGTAGAATTTCCCCCGTGGCGAACATCGGAAAAACGGTGTGTTCACCATGTGAGCGATCCGATAGAGCAATTCCTTATTCCAACCCTCTTGTTCCAGCTCGGTAATGCTTTTCATCTTGGTTGTCGTTTCCATTACTTACCCCTTTCACACCAATGGTTTACATTCCCTCTCTCAAATGCTACTCACAGTAGCACGTCTGAGCAAAAAAAATCCTCTGAATATCTTCCGCTGTTAAGCGATAGCGTATTGCTATCTTCTCAATCTCCGGCTGTGTAAACGGTGTAATGCCGTTCAGCCTAGCCGATAATGAAGCGGGTGACATTCCCACCGCAACCGCCAAATCTTCCTGACGATCACCATGCCTTACCATTACAGCTTTAAGCTCCTGTTTCAGCATCGTCCTCTCCTTTCTCCATTTTTGCACCGCACAACGGGCAGTAGTCGGATCTTCCGTAGGTATTCCAATCCCCACAGTTTGAGCAATAATACCATGAAGTATCGCCCATTTTCTTTACTGTCCAGCGTCCAGTAGGTACTTCTAAGCGTACTGCCGGAAGATCTTTAATTACATCCTTGAAATTCATCATGTGATTATGAATGATAATCTTGGTTGCATACGCATCTTCATCAATCAAGCTCAGTACGGCTTCTCTGCTAATGCAGTCGTCCATCCCCTCTTACCCCCTCTAATTGTTGCTTTGCTTTGTGCTAACTTCTGATTAGCATAGTAAAGCATTGGTTTTCATTTGTCAATAGGAAATTTGTTTGAAATTTAAAAAATTCGGTTTGGCTTGAAAAAATCTACCAAAGGTACTATAATAATAACCAATGGTAGCCGATATAATGCGTACAAAGGAGGTGTTGTTGGTGAAAACTATGGGCAAGCGTATCCAAATGAAACGTGAAGAATATGGTATGACGCAAGAAGAATTAGGAAAGAAACTGGGAGTTAGCAGACAAACAATTTATAAATGGGAATCTGGAAGCGTCCAGCATTTTGACCGTAGTTATGTTGATAAAATGGCGAAGATATTTCAATGCGATCCGGCATGGCTAATGAATATGGATGGTTCTAAAGCATTAGTGACTTATACGGCTCCTGATAGAGAAGCGATAACTTTAGCCGTAGATACTCAGCCACCCATTATAGGAGAAAGTGCAAAGCGAGCCGCATTATATGCCGCCGCTCTTGCTGTACCTTATGAAAACCTAGACGTAGCTATTGAACTCTTAAAATCGCTTGCGCGGCAACAGGAAGAATAAGAAGGGAGCGCACAATATGACAGAATTATACTTATTGGGGATAGTATTAATCTTCTGCCTATTACACATCAACATGGTACTGTATTTTGCAATACGCACTATGCGCACAAAGCGCAAGCCGATAAAGGAGTGATGTGAATGCCGAGAGCGAAATACACGCAAGGCAAGGACGGTTTATTTCGGACTGCTATTCGCACCGGGAAATACGATGATAACGGCAGACCGATTTCTATACGGCTATCCAGTTCAAAATCCTCTGCGGATCTCGAAAAGAAAGTCCGGGCGATCAAATATGAGATAGAGCGCGGACGGACGTATTTCGGTGAAGCTATGACGTTAGGGGAATATGCCCCTACGTGGTTAGAAACGAAAAAGAATAGAAGTGTAAGCACTTATCAGGAATACGAATACTATGTGAACGGGTATTTAGACGAACTCGGTACAATGCGGCTGGACTACATTAGGACAGCCGATATTCAACGTGTAATAAACGCGCATTCGGATACGCCCAGCCTTTGCAAGAAACTACTTCTTACGCTCCGTCAGATATTCGATATGGCTGTCAACGAGGATATAATACAGAAAAACCCTTGTACTGCGGTTGTTCTGCCGCGTCTCGTCAAGGGTGAGAAAAGGATATTGACTTCGCAAGAGTGTAAGATCGTAAAAGCCGCCGATGAATTAAACGAGCGAAGTCGCGCCCTGATTCATCTGTTTTACGGTACGGGTTTACGTCCGGCAGAGATATACGCGCTGACGTGGGGAGATATAGATTTCACATATAAGACGATCAGCGTAAACAAGGCTTTGAATTTCAGCCGTAGAGGTCAAACGTCCGTTGGTTTACCGAAAACTAATAAGAGTATCCGTGTAATCCCCGTTCCTGACTTCGTAATAGCGTCTCTTTCGGCTTATAGGGATTCAACCCACCATTCCCCTACCCGTTATCTTTTCGGCTCGGAAAACGGCTTATATTTGAATAGAACGGGGTATGATAATCAGTTCTACCGGGCGATAGATGCGTTAGGGCTTAAAGGGGTTACTCCTTACTCTTTCAGGCATCAGTTTTGTACGATGTGTTATAATAGTGGTATCGACATAAAGACCTGTCAGTTTTTGATGGGGCATTCGGATACAAGGATGGTATTAGAGGTTTACACCCACCTTGACAAACAAAATTCCGTCATGCAAGCGGCGGTCAACAGTATTAATTTCTGATTTAACAAATTTGAGTTTCCTTACTGGTAAAAAAATGGTAAACATGGTAAATATAAACCCATGTAAAAGAACATAGATTCGAATAAAATTAAACACGACAAAACAGCCATGAACGCCCTATTTATGCGGGTTTCAGCTTGTTTTAAGGCTTTTGAAAATGAGGGGAAGAAAACCCATGAGATTCATTCGTAATCAATAGGTCGTGGGTTCAAGTCCCATTCTCAGCTTTCCGCAAACCCTTGAAAACACTAGCTTTTCAGGGGCTTTACTTTTTTGTTCCGTCTCGGCTACTGGTAAACTACTGGTAAATGTATTTACCACCAAATCACGATTTTTCACTTTCACGGGCTAGTTTTTTATAGATTTTTTCCTCTAAAAACTCTATCCACTTCTCTAATTTAGGCGTGGGATTCATTTCGTATGTCGCTTCTGCCGCGACTAAAAGATTGATTAATATCTCCATAGTTCTACCTCAAAAGAGCGCACCCCTGTTTTAGAAGTGCGCCCGACTGGTTACATGGTAAGCATCTGTTTTATCCATGCGGCTTTTTCGATGTATTCCCGGTGATCATGCTCCCACTTCTGCATCATTTCTTCGGGTGGAGTGTACACCTTGCGGAGTTCATCTATCTCGGCTACAGCCCGGTCATGTATGTAGGACGCGTGTTGTAGCTCCTGTTCCGACATTGTTTTGTATCGGCTAGCCCAAGATCCATCACCCTTTGCTTTAAAGGTGAGATATTCTTCGGCATATTCTTTAGCCGAATCCAGTTCTTCCATGATCTGATCTGCCAAGTGTTTTATCCTTGTCATAATCGTTACCTCAACGTGTAGCAAGCGTAGTGGTAGTAGTGCCACCGACAACAGGCGGGAATACTCCGGCATCATAAGCCCAACTGTTAGGGAATCTCAGAACGCCGGAAGTAGCCTGTGCAAGCTGTAACTGGCTTACCTGTGCCTGTAATGCTTCGATCTTGTTCTGCGCGATCATATCCTTTACGCCCTGAATCTGAGCCGTGAAGTTAGCGTTTGTAGCCGCATCACGCATAGCACCATCATAATTGATCTGCTGTATAAGCTGTTTTGTTGAACAGCAACAGTCATTGATGGTTGCAAGGGTATTAGCCTGTCCGAGTGCAAGACCCGAAATGTCTCTTGCTACCTCGTTGTAAAGCCCCTGATTTGCCATGAGCATATCATGGAAAGTCTGATTAGTAGCCGCTACACTCTGTGCAGTTCCGGCATTTACGGCTGAGAGAATATCTCTTGTCTGTGCCTGAAGGTTCTGATTGTCAAAACCTCTGTTTACGTCAGCCTGAATAGCATTAGTATTGCCGTTACCCCCGCCAAAACCAAAGCCGCCGCCCCCAAACAGAGCGAGAATAGCGAACAGCCAGATCATACCATTCCAGCCGCCCATTCCGTCATTATTCAGCAGAGCAATGTCGCTAGCTGTCAATGATCCGTCCATAGTTTCTTACCTCCTATAATTTTTGTAGGTTTTTGAACTGCTTACATTTTGTCAGCAATTCAATTTATCATAAGCCTTATGCGCAATCGGCTTAATGGTCTAACTCGGTTTTAATTCGTGCCTAACGCAATTTTAATTCGATTTTCTGCACATTTTGTACCGATTCGACATTTATATTTCCGGGTGTCAGAATTTTAACTGCGAAAGTATATCATCAGGGTTTACGCCCTTCTCTTGTGCCATCTTGTAAAATGCCGCTTTCGGATCTCCACCATTGGCATTTACATAGTCCATTACTTGTTTTATCTGCGGATTCTGCCCCATCATCTGATTCAAAAGCATCTGCGGATTCCCGGCAGATTTAACGGTCTGCATGAGCTGTTTGATTCGGCTGATATTTTGTGCCGTTCTGCTTTGCGTTAGAGCTGTCAACATAGGATTTTGCACTTACTTTTTCCTCCAGTTCTGATATGATCTTCTCGACATTAGATATGCGCTGTTCGATACTCTCTACATCCACGGGCGGCTTTTCTTCATGCACCTTTATATCATAAGGCGTAGCGGAAACCTTACCCACACCGTCTGAAACACACATCCACACAATAGGAGCGGTAGTGTCCATAGCTAATAGGCTAGAGTTCGGCGCAAGCTGTATAGTGTCCACACTAGCCTTGCCGCTTACCTGAATAATCTGTTGCGGCTGTAATACTGGTGTGCTATGCTGTTGTGCCATAGCGTAGGGATTGAAAGCCGCATAGTAAGGATTGTTGTACATATCTTGTCCTCCGTTCTTGATACCATCATAACAAAAAAAGAGAACCCTAACTCGTAAGGTTCTCGCAAGGAAATGAGATATATTCGATTAAAAAGCCGTAAGAAAAACGTTAAATTTCCGTATCGCCCATGACCGCCTTATCCCACATTTCCTGATCGTTGTCGGTAATCGCGGCTGTTACAAAGGGCAGTTTGGATATCAGGGTTTTCCCGTCTCCGAACTTGAATCTCGGTATGTCCACATCGTTATCAGTTCTGTAGTCCGAATAGGCGTACCATTTGCCCTTAACGGATATCTTATCAGGTAATTCAGCCCATTCCTTTACGGTATGAATTTCGGGGAATAAAGGGCATTTATCACATACGTTGAAATCACACATTTAATCGCACCTCCAATTAAGTACCTTTGTAATCTTGTTTCTTACGCGGCGCATGATGATTGTCACCGTAGACTCGGACACGTTCAATTCCATAGCAAGTTGAATATTGGATAAGTCTTTCGCCTTTAAATCGAAGCACTTTCTTTCTGCGTCCGTAAAATTGCATTCGCGTCTGAATGTGTCCAACTCTGGCTTTGTGAAGTCTGCGATCCGCATATAGCCCCCTTACTGCGTGTTCTTCGTCTTGTTGTAGCCGTAGGTACTTACGCCTAACAGAGTGCCGAGAAGAACGCCACACGCGCTTACGATGGTGGTAATCGTGTTTACGGTTTCCGCGTCAACCTTTAATGCCGGAAGAACGATTCCTAAAAAGGTGACGATAGCGGGGATAGCTACGATAGCAACCCACTTTAAAATGTCATAGATACGATCAGGTAAAATCTTCATACGTCTTTTCCCCCTTTATTCATCAATAGTCTTTTCGAGAGCGTCAATCTGTTTCTTGATACCGTCAGCCCATCCGTCACCACCGAGCGACTTATAGGCGTTGTAGGTTGCGCAAAAGGAATCATAGTCACTCTTTGTAACCGTTCCTTCTTCGAGAATCGCCTTGCCTGTTGTTTTCATAGCCGAGAGAAGAAGTAAACTCATGCCCGTCTCAAACTTATCCAGTTTGTTCTTCTTCGTCTGCCGCGCTTGAAACAAACAGCTAATGACCGTTGATATCACCCCACTACCTAAAATTGCAATAACTATTTCCATGATTCGCTACCTACCCTTTTTAATTATTCCATAAAGCCGCCCAAGTCTTTTGACCGACAACTCCGAGCCGCTTGATGCCTAAATCCTCAACCGTCTGAAAATTGATAACCGCGTCCTCTGTCTTGCGTCCGTAGTAACCGTCAACTACTCCGGGATTGTAGCCTTTGAGGACTAACCTCTGTTGGCATTGTTCAACGTCCTTGCCGTGCATGAGGTCATTCTCGATGTATCGGAGTTCGCGGGTAAGGACGGGGATTTCATCAGAGAACCAATCGAGCCGCCCGCCGATAATGAAATTAGTGTCTTTGAGCAGACGTTTGGTTACGCCGTAATCACGTCCACGGGATTCGATTACATAGCCGTAAAGACCATCCCCGCCGCCAACGAATACCCCTACATGGGTGGCATCCTTCATCTTGTCGAAAACGAGGTCTGCGGGCTGTAGGTCTGCGAGGGGTACGGGAGTGGATTTCGCCTGAAAATCTCTTGCGCGGTAGTCTGCTGTGGGCTTGATAATGCCGAGGTCACGCATGATACCTACGATTATGCCTGAACAATCTCCGCTACGGGATTTGCTCATATCGTAGCCCTGTTCGTAGCATTTGCCTATGTAGGCAAGGTCGCGGCGGGTATCTGAATCCCATACGGGCTTGCCCTTGCTGTCGCGTCTCGCGTAGGTTTCTTCCATCTTGTGAATCTGCCCGATGGTGAGCGATTCGGTGTACTCCCCGTTTGCCGTTCCGATGTACACGCCGTGGTTGTTGTAAACCTCGGTCATGGCATCACAAAACTCTTGTCTAGTAGCCATATAATCACCCCGCAAACAAGACGAATAATGCCAATATGCCTATAACATAAGTGCATACATAACACACCTTTTCACCTAAATCCAAATCTTTCCAATCTTTCATAGAATCAACGCGGGTTTTATCGTGGTTATCCCGCGCCACGGTGGGAACAAGAATTATTCCTCTGCATAGACACTTTCAATCAAGGCAAGCAAATCATTCTGTTCTTTGCTTGTGAGTCTGCCCTTATTGTAGGCATCGGATACTTTGTCGGTAATTTCTTCCTGTGTGTATGCCTTGTTCTGAACGAGGTTTTTGTAGAATCTAAAATATGTCGCTGACATTCGGACACCCTCCTTTACATCATTTTGAGCAAATCGGAGATAATACATTCAAGATCAAGTATCTGCTCCTTTAAAACTTCACTTTGCGGCTTTTCGACAATAGTAAACCAATAACGGTTATCTAATGCGAAGCACTCTACAATCATTCCGTTCTCTATTGTCGATGTCCCCAATGCGCCCTCGATTGTGATATTTGTTAAATCTTCGGGAAAAGCCGGCTTGCTGTTGACAATATAATTCGTTCCATTCTGTTCTGCGTTTAAAACACTACCGTCATTAAAAACAATTTTTGTCATGTAATTATCCTCCCTAACAAATTCCAAAAGCTGGACGTATGCCGTAATTATTATTATTTGCTTTACCGGCGCCTGCGCCACGACCATCGCCAAAAATAGCCGCGAAACGTTCGGAGTTAACTACATCGCGCAACCACCAAGATTCACCCGTTGTCAGAAGGTCTGGTCTTTTTTGGAATAGTTCAAGTTGGCTCTTTGAGATGGTCCAAAGCGTATAATTAGTGCTTCCGGTATTTGCGGGCTGACTTAGCGGGCTACCATAAACCATTTCCTCGTTCATGAGGTCAACATCAGAATCCACCCACACTCCGGCAGTCGAAACTCCGTTTGACGTGGAATTTATAAAGAAATCTCTATGGGTGAGAATGTTTGACGCACCAAAGTCTGCTTCTATGGTTGCCTTAATAGTTGCAAGCACCGTACTTCCGTTTCCTGTTTTGAAATCTGAACCCAAATAACCACCCGATGTGGTTGCACTATAGTTCATGTATCCAACGCCTAAAGATGCCGCGGGAACAATAACCGCATGATGCGTTGTGCATTCCGTATCACCCGTATGAAGCCAATAATCAAGATGCGCTACATAATACACGTGACCATTAATAGTAAGGTAATCACCCACCCGCACCTTTTCAAAAGCACCTGTCGAAATGTCGTTTTTCAGCTCGGCAGTATAAGACGTTCCTATATTCCGCAACCTCAAATATTGACCCGCCACCTCAATCGAACCATTCACCCATTCGCTGTTACCACTATCATAGACAAGTGCCTGTCCGTCTGCCGGAGTGGTGATAGAAACATCGGTCAAGCCGGATAAAGTCTGACCCGCAATCGCCTGTGCCTGTTCTTTCCAATACTTCGCGTTGTTCTCATAGTACGGAGAACCGCTCGACACGGGAACACCACCCTGTGTGCCGTTCGCAAAGCCCTCGGATTTAAGTACCTCATTCGCGGATTCCTGTGAATAATACTTACTGTTATTTTCGTAGTACGGCGAACCACTTGTTACGGGTACGCCACTCTGCTCACCTATAGCCCATCCTTCTGCTTTTAAGGCATTTGCGGGTGGGTCATTTGCTAACGCGACAACTCGGTCATCGATGGTATCAATGCACCCATCCATGTAGTTCAGGTTATCTTCATTGAGCGCGGGTGTGGTGTCATTATGCCACGTTATAGGTGTATGACACTTATTCATTCGGCTTTACCTCGCTTTCCTTTTGTTTTTCAAATTCCTTCAATATCTCTAGGGCTTTCGCTTTTACATCGACCCAACGTGTCAACGCCTTGCCAATGTAATTGCCCTCTGCGTCTGTATATATTTCCGTGACCGGGATTGAATCAATCCGCTTTATCACTTCCTCTATCGTCATTGACTTTCTCACTCTCCGTCAGAAGTCTCTTGTATTCATTCTCTGCCAAGCCGTAAACGTGTTTCATGACGTACAGTTTAGCTTCGAGCGGTAGAGGACTTGCATTAAATACGTCAAGTAACTGTTTCTCAAATTCTTCCATGCGCACTCCTTATGGTTCTGTATAATACATGATGTATGTTGTGCCATTGATAACAATGCTTTGTAATCGCAATGTATATGTTCCGCTAGTTCCTACGGCAGTAAGAGTTTTACCGAAATTAACACCTGACGTGCTGTTTATCGTGCCGCTCAACTGTGATGCGGACACCGAACTGTTACTTGTTAAAACACTTGCGCCGTTGACAGTTACCGTACCATTCATGGTTACAGTTTGATTTATATTATTAACATCAAATACTGTCTGATTTCCATTCGTGCAACGCAACCTAGTCGGACTCAAATCTGTGTCTGTATTATTTGTATCGTCATGTGATTGCAACGCCCCACCCGCGATTATGATTCCGGCGGTTTGTGCATAGTTTTGACTTAAAAAACCACCATCGCGTAACTCAACCCGTGTGCGTATGCCAGCTTGCATATAACCTTCGGAAATAATATTCGAGGATTCAATACTTGCACCCTTTACTATACCGCCAAACTCTGCGTTGCCACTTGCATCGAGTTTGAAATTAGCAGTATTCACCACTAATGAACCCGTACTATTGCAAGTGATTCTGTTCGAAGCAATCTGAACACTACTTGAATCAAGTTTTGAGTTAAGATCGGTTAAGATAGTTTCTTTGCTGACTTTTGCCCCTATTTCCTCTGCGGTCACGTATGCGTATGAACCTTGCACCGTATCGTCAAGCTGTTCATCTACATATACCCTAACTCCGTCAACGTCCTTTTCTATCTTCGTGGTTTTGTTGGCTAACTGCTTAAACTGTGAGGTTATGCTGTTCAACTGCTCCGCGTAATACTGTTCCCCGTTAGCCGAATAGGTATCTCTCAAAGCCTGTATGCCTGATAACTTTCGTTCCAGAATGTATGACACAATACCGCGATATGTGGTACTCACTCTGATACCGTCTCCGACTTCGTGAAGTGGGTTTCCTACTGCGTTGACGGTACACGGCTTGTAGTAGCGATTTCTCATGTTTGAAAGCGCGTTATTTGCCGCTGTCGTAAGC